GGATGATTCACAACACGAACGGAATGTCCGTTGTTGTTGATGGCGTTGAGGTAGTGGCGTGGGTAGACAAAGAAGAGGTGATTCAGTATCACGCAGTCGTTGGTTTGCGCGACCCGCGCAGAGTTACCTATGATGATATCGTGTGCGCTGAAAATGTTACCAACTATGGAATACTTGACTACGTGAGGGACTAACTATGAATAACTATGAGATTCAAATCGAGCCAATCGAAGTGGTGTATCGGGTAGTGCTGCCGCACGGATGCCTTTCACACCGGCGTGATATCCGTTACAGATTCGATAATGCAATGGCGACAACGCCGGGTGTTCTCTACTGGGACGATGACCCAGGTTTCATTGACGGTATACTGGGCGGCGACCCGAGTAATATTGATGCGATATATTATCGTGTCGAATTCGGGGTATCGGAGAGCGAATTGGTAGAGGCTGTGCGCAATGCGATACGTGAGGCACACGAATCATCGTATCGCATCGGAGATCCGCCCGAGCCAGACACGGATGATGATCCCTACATCGATGCGCCGGATATGTTGGCGAACTACTGACCTTCGCCTATGATGAAAATGAATGGAACGGCGAATAATAGGATGAGCGATTCATAATCGGGTGCATCTAAGTCTTGACTGTCGCCACGTCTGTCGGGTACACTGTACAGACGTGGCGACACCTGTTGTTTTGTGTGAATGTAAATGAGGTGACACTATGACGAAACTGGATTTGACCCTGCGCGAAGTCCCGCATATGAACGAAGAGTACGGCTTGAGAGCGACCTACATTGGTGACATATGTTGTGTGTCAACGATAAGGCTGCGCGGTCGTGACGAATGGGAAACACTGGTGTATGGTGGGCCGTGGAGCGACAGACAGGAACAATACTTAACCGAAGAAGGTGCAATCAGTGGGCATGATTATGTTGTCAATGACATAGTATCGTCGCTTGAAATGGGATACATCCCTAACGAGAAGCGTATCGTCATGTCCTTCGACGGCTGGGAGATGTCGGACTATTCCGGGTACGTCGCAATCAAGGTCGGTGATGTGACCGTGACAATAAACCGCAACGATGGGTTTGTCCTCGTCAGCACGTATCATAACTACGGCGCTGATAACGAAAAGACAGTCGGGCAAGTATTTGTAAATACAACGGGGTAGGACGACATCATGAACTGGACACAAACGCGGGTAAATCTGATAGCTGCCGGAATTGACCCGGCACGATTGCCGGAAAAATGGCAACGGGGTATCGACCTGTACGAGGCCAACCTGTACGAGGCCGACCTGCGCGGGGCCGACCTGAGCGGGGCCGACCTGAGCGGGGCCGACCTGCGCAGGGCCGACCTGTACGAGGCCAACCTGTACGAGGCCGACCTGCGCGGGGCCGACCTGAGCGGGGCCGACCTGTACGGGGCCGACCTGAGCAGGGCAATACTTAACTGGAACTCACATGTCTTGTTAGCCGGAATTGTCTATCAAGTCGCCGGTGATGATGTATCTCGCCGCAAGCTGGCTGGGCTTATTCTCATCAGTATCGATTGGTGTTGGGAAAAGTTCATCTCTGTTCTCACCGGCGAGGAGATCGACTGGTTGGGTGGCGTGTTCGCTCCATACGCCCAGGATGACAACAACGCGCCGGATATTGTCCGGCAGTATATATAGAGAGTAACGGCGAAGAACAAATAGCAACGAGAGGATATTAAAAAGTATTTGTAAGCACAAGGAAATAAGGTGGCAACATGGCAATGACACATGACAAGAGAGACAAAGAGCACATCAAGGAAATGAAGGGGTATCACAAGAGCGTTGTTGATAACCTGTCCAGCGCAATGCTGGCGCATCGACTGTACACCGAGAAAGAAGAACTCACCAAGTACGAACGGGCGAAGGCGCGTAAATGGTTGCGAGGTCTTGGCCATGATCTTGATGAAGAGTTCGACTTCGGTGAGTACCTCAATGAGTCGCTCCTCGAAGTGACATACACCGGCACCCCGCCCAGCGGGGGCAATACTCGGGGGTACGGCAATGTGCCACGCGCAAACGGTAATGAGTATTACATATGGATGATGTTCGCGTATGGTGGCCCGTCATACGGGTTCAGAGTTCTCGTTGACCCGTCAATGCACAACTGGGCCAATCGCTACTATGATCACACCTTCGTATATCACGACTGGTGGGTGGGGTACGAAGAAGATGCGCTCGACCCGATATGGGATGATGTGATCGGGTGGCTCGATGACGTGTACACTGATGATGAAATATTCAACAAGATGCACGAAGCTGGCGAGGAAGTGTGTAATGGGTGCGGCCTGTGGTTCGACACAAAGTATGACGGACAGATATTGTGCGAGGACTGCCGCGAAAAGTATTGCTCTAGTTGCGGCGAGGATGCCGAGGATGATCACGTTAGTTACAACGGCGGAATACTATGTTCCGACTGCGCCCACGACACGGATGTGTGCTTCGAATGCGGAACCGGCATCGAGCGATATGGTGAGATGGTTGAATTAGAGGGTAACTATATTTGCACCGACTGTGCCGAGAGCAAGGGGATGTTCGCGTGCGATAACTGCGCCGACTGGTACGGGCCAGAGCAATGGCATGAAGTTGAAAACCTAAGCTATTGTGATTATTGCCACACCGAATTGATTGAACAAAAGGAGATCGAAGTATTCCCGTGTGAGAATTGTGACAATACATTCCCCGAAGAAGAACTGCACTTTGGTAATGACGGGTTCCGCTATTGCATCGAGTGCATCGGCTATGTAAATACTGTAATCAAGAAGGAGAATGAACAATGAAAGACGATGTAATAACCAGTATGTACGCAGGTAATGTTGAAGTAAGACTAATCCGTGACGGCAGCGTAAGAATTGTCATCACGGATTATGATGCAAGTGGTGGATACGTAAACGGGTATGAGGTCGAGGAGTTTTGCAAGAGCTATACGGAGTGCGTCGGCGAGCTTCGTGTTATTAATGCACTCAAGGCACTGTTTGATATTGGCGGCAATTCGCTATCCGCCGAATTTGAGGCAATGCTTAATGCCCTCGAACTAACCGATGGCACTGGATGGTCTAGGAATTATGGGCACTTCGTCGTCACACACCACACCGCGAGGCAGCGGGATGTTAATGGCGAGAATTATGAATATCCAATACTGACCATCATAGACACAGAATCGAATATATCGGTAGCATACGAGCGCAGGCGCAACGACGATAAGTGGTGGATTATGTCCGAGAGTATAGAAATGTACAACAGGAGAATGAATAATGGCTAAACAAAAGACACCCAAAGCAACCGAGACAGTAGTGAGATGGGCCATCACCGACAATCGTGGCGACCGGCGATGGACAAATGCCGAATCACCCAAGTGGGCGGCAGAGGATTGGCACGACCTGATGTGCCTCTTCCCGGTGCGAATGCAAGACCTGTACCCCATCACCGTCGAAGGCGATGGTAATGTGTACACGTATAACCGGGCCAGGGATCACAGCATGGGGCCAAAGGCGCGTACCGAGCGCATGTTGGCCAAGCAAAAGCAACGTGTCGCGCTCGAAGTTGAGCCACTTGTGGCCCCGGAACAACCCTGAAATTTTAAGATTAGCCGGTGTTATAGTATTATAAATAATACTAATAAGAGTACTAAGAATAGTAACAGGAAAAAGGTGACATTAATGAGTGAGAGAGACTTGCCGCGCGAAAAAAGTTTAACCGATGAAGAGCTTGCGAAATTCCAGCTTTTGTTTCAAAAGCTACGCAATGAATACGTAGAAGAGGTTCAAAGGATCGGGGAAACACGCAGCACAGAACATGGAGTAATGTTTAGCTTCACCGACTTTCTTGCTGGCGCATTACTTATCTGGCAAATAGCAGATATGTGGGAAGAAGTTCCGGTAAAGCTGGTCTTTCCGATGATAACGTCGAGGAACCCCTTCGGGAAAACCTATGAGGCTGAGGATTTTCTTGATGCACTAGAGAAATACGGTGACTATGCGTATTCCAAAGATGTTATTTCTGAGCTACGCCGCAATGTAACGGCGAGGGGGTTTGTGATTGGTGACTATGCGGTAGCATTTTGCACGCTTGATGATGGCAGTCTTCCGCTTTAGTAAGAACGAGGTGACAAATGATATACATTCTCCACGGTGAAGGACCTCTTGCCGTTCAGAAAAATGGACATAGACCCCAGCATTACATCGGGTGGTCAGCGACAACGAGCACGCTCTGGCGCAGGGTGCGACATCACCGCATGGGCACGGCGCGATGTAAATACACCGAAGCAATGCACAGGAAGGGCATTGACTTGGTGGTGGCTCGTGTCTTTGTTGACGGTGACAGAACGCACGAATCAATGATAAAGAACAAGATCAAGAACGGGCGAGAGCTTTGCCCCATATGCAATCCAGACAAGACATACGTCCCATATGGGTTGCGCATCGCAACAGAAGACTTTGTAAGAGAGATTGATAGCAAATCGAGGAGTTAATATGACGAAACAAAAGCACAAGCATTCAGTGGGTGGGCGGCGTGTGGTTACGCTGTCGTATAACCCGGAAGTATCCGATCCGTTGTGGGAAGCGTTGGATCATGCAATGAAGCAAGCTGATATATGCAATACACAGGGCAACCCCAGCATCACAACGTTGGTAAGACGACTGGCCCTGCTTGCTATGCACGACCGCAACAATGCAACGTATATGTTGCAGGAACTAATGGAGTTGACCGATGACTTCCATGAAGATTATCTGGTAAACATGTTCGCTTCACGCGGCAAGCGCGGAGAGAATGGGTCGGCTTCTTAGCGCAATGGCATCGGGCGATCAATGGACAGCGATTCAAATATGGGCTGTGTATGCAATCATACGGCAGTTCAAATGGAATCGTCGCGCACGAGCCACTGTATTGCACGCTGCCGTGCGCTCAGGCAAGACGAGGATATCGCTTGACTTTGCCGACATCTGGAACGGCAACAAGAAGATACTTGTCGTTACGCCGTCAATAGAAATATGTACGCAATGGGAAAAGGCGGCGAATGAATTGTTTCCCAAACGATGGACAATAGGAATGCTGGGCGGTGGACGCGGCGAGTTCGGTCACGAGATGACAATCGCTACCATCGATAGCGCCACTGCCTATATCGATACGATACTCAACGCAGGTAACTACGGGCTGATGATATTCGACGAGTGTCACAGATCGTTGTCGCCATCCGGTGCGACAATCGTCGATACGTTTCTCGGCAAGACTGACGGCAAGGTACTGTTTGTTACCGCCACAATGGGCCGTAGTGATGGCCAGGTACTATCACGATGGTCTTCCGGCGTGGCCATATCCCTTGACCACCAGACAATGGTGCGCATGGGTGCCAACGTTGAGGCCGAGACGCACTTTTCGCAGAGCGACGATCCCGCCGTTGTGTATGACAAGTGGTGGGACGTGGCCCACGGAATGCCGACGCTTGTATTCACGAAGACGAAGCGTGACGCAGAACGTTGGGCGCGGTACTGGAACAAGATGGGCCACAAGGCCGAGACAATATTCGGTGAGCACTCACCGGCAGAGCGGCAGCGCATTCTTGACAGGTACAGGAATGGCGAGACGATAATGCTGGCCAACGCCGGGGTGCTGACCGAGGGTGTTGATATCAACACGACGCAATGCGTCATCCTCGCCGAGCGTCCGGCAACGGACACACCGGAGTACCAGCGCGTAGGTCGTGCGCTTGGTTCCAACGGTGGTATCAAGGACAGGGCAGTAGCTATTATATGTGGGCATGATCGTGGCAAAGGTGCCGCAATCACAATGCCCGGATATCAAGGAGATACAAATATGGAGTTACGAAATCGAAGTGGTAAACTTGGTAGGGCATGGAACACATTGATGTGCGCCATCAAGGAGAGCGTATGAAGTTAGAAGACATTCCCGGACACGAACCGGATGACGATGGCGCAGAGTATGTCACAGAGGGCGGAACTATCAGACTCAGTGCGCTCGTTAGTACGATAGGTGTACTGACGAGAATAACCGACACAAAGGCACAATCGCCGTCTTCTGGTATCATGATTGGTCCTGCCATGTACGTGGGTAACGAGTGGCTCAGAGGGTTGTATATTCATTCTCTTCTGGACATCAACGAGATGCAAACCTTTCAAATCGGGTATATAATTGACGAAGATATTCCCGATGAAGGCGTAGAGAACGTGAAGGAAATAGTTGGTAGCATCGCCGAAATGGTACGCATGTCGCTACTTCCGCCAGACGATGAGGATGATGTATGAGCGAAACTGTTAGCTCCGTTAGCCTCGAGCCACCCGATGGGTACGTTATAATCAAGCAGTTTGGCGATCTTGTTATCACCAACGCTGGTGTAATGCAGCCCGTCTTGAAGCCCACGTATGTTGATATGCAAAGGGCAGAGAACTACGTATTCAAGATGAAAAATACGGCAACGTGGGCGCTGGCTGACATAGCTCGAATAGCGCTGGATATAGACGGGTACGAGGCTATCGTAGATCACTATGACGATGGTTACATCGCAAATCTCATATCGGTGTCGAGGGCGTGGCCGCTCGAAGAGAGGTGGATAACCATGCCGTTTTCGTATCACACGGTGGTAACGCCGCTACGAATCGCCGCACGACGCAAGCGTAGCGAGGGTGACGAGGACGAGGCGCAATGGCTGGAACAACTGGCTCACGCATGGCTAAGTGATGCAATGGACATGGGATGGCGGCGGAGAGAGTTGTACGAAGAGTATCACAACAACATTCTGCCGCCCTCAATGCGCCCGTTTGAATTACCCGAATACACAGAGGTCGAGCCGGAGCAAATTGTAATACGCGGTCGGCGAATTACCTACACAGTAAGTGACTTCCGCGATACACTTAACGAACTGCTTGAGTGGGTGGATGAAAGATGTCCACCGTCATTGATAGAAAGAGCACAGACAATGCTTGGTTTGATCGAAGATAAATATAAGGAGATACACAATGAATGATGAAGAATTGGACGATGTTGGATCGCTTGCGCCCCAGTCGATAGATAATATCTTTGCAGTAATGCAGGGGTTGAAGGACGATTATCAGGGCAACCTGCGCGTGGATGAGTTTATCGCTCTTGTGCAGGCGTCGGCGTGGAGCACAATAGAAATGCTCGATACTCGGGTCGAAGCCCTCGGTGCGTATGGATCGGTTATGTATGGCGCACTGGTGGCAGTCATGAATATGTATGACTTTCAACTCGAAGGCGAAGAGGAGTATTTCCGTGGCTTAATGTTGGACGTTGAGCAAGAAAGCTGGGAAGAGTTTGGCAGCGTACCGATGATAATGGACTGGGACGCCATCAAAACGCCTCTAGGTGCCGCGATTGACTCAATCGATTCCATGAAGTTCAACGCTGGCGGAGTCGCCGAGGATGTTGGGCTTGACGTTGATGAGGTGGTTCACTTCGGCGTCCTTGGTGTCGCCATTGTATATATGATCTTTCTGATGTCACGCCGGGGTCGCGTCGAGGCTATCGTCGGGTGGCCGTTTGCCGGTGACGTTGCTTTAGAGATGGCCAATCTCCTCTTCGCGTTCTACAGTAACTTGATTAAGAACCTTGATGAAGCTCAAGAAGACTGACGCCGCCGTGCTGGTCGCCATTGGCCAGTTGCTCGACGAGAGCGATCCCAATGTGTGGCCACCGTACTTTCCGACAATGGAAGAGATAGCGGAGAAGGGTAAACTTGACCGCCGTACCGTAGCGCTACGGTACGAGGCGCTCACAAAGACCTACGATCCACCATACCTCAAGCGTAACGGCAAGAGGTATGCCCTGACAATAAGAGCAATAGAGTTCATGGCCAACAAGGGCTACTTAAGGAGATACATAAGCAGGACCGATGGTGGGTGGGGCGTAAGGGTTGCCAAGATAGGGCTTGTGTACCCCTCGTAACGCCATACTGCGCAACAATACGCAAAATGGCCTGTTGAGTGACAGGCCATTTTGCGCTAAAGGAGATCAACGAATGACAAAGGAATTGTATAGCGAACGAATAACGGATGCAAACTGGAAGGAGTGGGGCCGTATCGCTTCGGCGGCGCAACCGAATGATCCCGCCCTGGAAATGATAGATGGGTACTCCGCGCTGGAACTGCTCAAGAAATCGCCGCCCACATGGGTCAAGGACTGGATGTTTACCGCGCCAATGGATATCTTCGCCGGTTCGCCATACTTCATGGTTGTGTGGTGGATCTACCTTGAGTGGCGCAAGGCGCTGTCGAAGGGCAACAAGAAGTATCTCCCCTACACTGCCGAGCGTGGCGCACGACAGGAACTAAATCGCCTGTTGGTCATGTGCGGTGGCCAAAAGGGAGTGCCGCCCAGCAAGGAAGTGCGTAAGCTGGCCTGTGAGTACGTTATAACGGGCATGACTCAGATGTGGGCCGGTCTTCCCCGCGAGCACTGGATGAATGGCGTCAAGATCGTGCGTATCAAGGAGAATGGCGCTGGTAAAAAGTCGGACGCATGGACGGCAATCCTGCGCAGCATCAACGAGACTGGCCGTGCGCCACATGGGAGCGGACTTACTGATGATCAGGTGTTGGATATCGCCATTGCCCTATCAACCGGCGACAACATTACAATCAGCCAGATTCACACCAGTGTGACTGGTACAAAGGTGGGTGCAAATGGGTGATATACACGAAGCAATAACAGAACGCCCCGATCCGTTCGACGAAGACGCCGAAATCAACCTGATTGGACTGATTCTTATCAACGGTAAATCGACACTTGTCGATGTGTTTAGAATCATTACCGCCGATTCCTTCTATATCAGCGCCCATAGGTGGATATATGAAGCATCTATGAAACTTATGGGTAACGACGAGCCAATCGATATCCTGTCGGTGCAGAACGAATTGAAGCGCATGGATGTAATGGACTACGTTGGCGAAGAGTACCTCTATGAACTGGTAAATGCTGTTGTGTCATATTCTTCCGCTGAGTACTGCGCCAACAGGATACAAGGTACCTACATGCGCAGGCAATTACTCATTACTGCCGGTGCGCTGGCCAAGATAGCGTATGACGAGACGCTTGATGATGGCGGGTTACAGAGCAGGCTTCACAGCGTGATGGTCGGCCTGTCAAATGTGGGTAATGAAAGGTCGCGAACGAAGGATTCGTCGGAATACACGAGTGACTTTCTTGAACTCATCGGTGACATCGAAGATGGCAAGGTGGAACCTCGCATATCGACGGGAATACACGAACTCGATGACCTGCTGTACGGCGGCTGGGCACCATCTATGTTACACACCATCTTCGCCCGGGCCAGTGTCGGCAAGTCGCTTCTGACCATGTGGTGCGGACTACAGGCAGCGATTAACATGAATCCAGTGCTGGTGTTCTCGCTCGAAATGACCACCACGGAGCTAATGGAAAGATGGGTGTCGTGTCTGATTGGGATTCCCATTAAGGCGGTACCAAAACGCCTTATGAACACAAGTTTGCCCCTCTCCCAGGCGCAACGAGCAGTGATCGGGAATGCGCCTATCTCAAAATACCTACCGACACCACCGCAAACGATGCGTGATGCGATATCGGCGGCATCCACCTTTATCGGCTCGCTCCCGCTTGAGGTAAATGATCACTACTCACTAACCGTTGATGATATCTTTGGCGAGGTGCTGGCAAGGGCGGAGAAACCACGGGTGGTGATAGTCGATCATGTCCTCGAGTTGGACCTGGGTGTGACTCAGAATGCAAGCTCGGTAGAGATGGCGTTCAACGGGCTGCGCAAGGTGGCCAGAGGTACCAATACGGCGGTGATAGCCGTATCGCAGGCCAATCGTCGCACCGAGGGCACAGATGATAAGTCGCTCAACATGGCAGACTTGTTTCAGGCCGGAGAGAAACCAAGCAATGTCATCATCGGACTCAACCGCGATGCAGATGATGATGGCACTTCATCGATAGTCAATATGAATGTGACCGTGCCCAAGAATAGGGGCGGTCCGAGGGGCAAGTTCTCCATTACGGTGAACACGTCAACCAGTTCCATTATGCCTCGCCCCGCATCACGAACAACGGGACTGGAAGGGAGTTTTTAGTGATATGCGAGATACACGAAAACGATAGATGGGCGATACGGGCGATGAGCAAGCCGGGGTGCGACCTGTGTATTAACGGTTCGGTCATCGCCCACGTCCTTGTTGAGAGCAAGCGCGGGATACTATCGACAAAAAAGGTTTATGAACTGTGCCCACATTGCTTCAAGCAGTCGTATCGAGAGAAATACGTAAAGCTGGGCGCAATACTAACGAGGTGGACGAAATGAAAATGGTAGTGGATAAATTCAACGACGGGGATATAGCCAGCGCGGGTGCCGTTGTATTTTGGGCGGCACCTGTGACGCTGCGCAGTAACCTCATATTTGAGGATCATCAAAAGGCTCGCGTCGGGGTAAATATCAACAAGGCTGTCATCAAGATAATTGAATCGCGGTGTCAAATCATCACCCACGCAGGGGGATGGAAGCACTACACATCGTTTAACTTGATACACAGTGCCGAGTGGCCTCAGAACCCGCGCAAGAACATGTTTGTGCTGCAATCTAACAACTTCGGGTCTGGTGTCGATGCCGAGTACATGGTAGAGAGTATGAAGGAGTTGCTTGCGCTACAACTGATGGGTACACTCAAGGGCAGTATCATGATGTCATGGCCCAGCGTAATGGACGCAACACGAGAAGCGCTCAGGTGGCTCGAATTGTACCAGCCCGAGGACTGGACGGTGTATTTACCCGATAGATACATCTCTGAAAGCGAGGCGCTCGCCGCACTCAACGCCGTATCGGGCGCGTGGGTAGATATATGGGAATTACCCGGCGTTACTGCCTCCGGTCTGAACTATCAGCTTGAGGTATCAAAGGCGTATAGAGATAATCTCAACAGCGGCATGGATAAGGACGCCGCGCTACAAGCAGCGTGGCACGTCGGTAGAAATGAAATGTACAGAAAGGAGAAGGACAATGATATCACGACCTCTGGATACAACGATATCGACACTGAAACAATCCCTCTTCGACGAGGATGGTAACCCGATAAGTCACTCAGAGTGGGCAAGGCAGAACAATGTCCCCCGTGTTGATGTAAGCGACTGCCTTGCACCCGGAAAGAGTTTCTCCATAGAGCGCGAAAATCAGATACGAAGAGTGCTCGGGCTTGAGGATCGTGTCGGTGAGTACAAGTACGTTGCAAGTGATGAACGGGTTGTGAAAAAGCCCGGACATGGCAAGCATCATGACAGAACGAAGCGCACTGCCCAGCGTGCGGTTAGATACACTCCCGAAGAGGCCAAGATAGTGGATGAAATCGTCGAGGAGTTTGGTTATGACAGTTTCAGCGACATGATATTAAGCAACCTCTCCCCATACGATCTTCGCGAATTAATGTATCAGTACTGCCAATCGTGAGTGCCACACCAGATGCCAATGAGAGCCGTTTCTACGGGGGTACGCGGGGCGCGGTGGTGCCGATTGCTATATCGGCACAGGTTAGAGGATAATGACACGCTGTGGGCAAAATATATACAAGACCCACGCAAGGAGTATAATACAACTATGAATCACACCAATGTTCGAGTGCCGCGAGGCGACGATCCAAAAGAATATCTACAAGGGCTGTGGGAAATGATCGGGAGCACCGTTGATTTCGTTCAGACGGGCGATGTGTACGCCCCGGTTCTGCTCGAACTTGGTATCCCGGCGCGGTACTCTGCCGTACAGGGCGATGAGATACTCACCTTTGTGATCAAAGAGGGTGGCCGAGCGGACGATGACGAGCGCTATGCTGAGTACGACAAATTCGAGGGCGTCGGCCCGACTGGGTGGGAAGATGTATTCCCGCCTCGGAGTGTGGCGTGAACGACGAAGCCGGTAAGGTTTCAAATCAATTCGGATGGCGTGCCGCATTGCTCATGGGCAGTATAACGGCAGCTTATATGTACTACAACGGGACCCCGGTGTTGGCAATGTCGGTACTGTTAGCCGGTGTTGCTTACGGTCTGGTATCCCTGGTTGTATACGGTTCCATTACTCTACTCGGACTCATGGAACCGAAAGAGGTTGTCACCACGACACCGCAGATAAAGATAGAGACGAGTAATGTTGAAGGGTTCATCCCTCGCGAGGGTGGATGGACGAGAAAGCGTGACGAACAAGGAGATGACAGTATCGAATAAACAACACTTAAAACAATACCCATGTAACTTTTGAAATAACGATTGAATAACACATAAATGGAGATAGATAATAACATGAACAACAATTTTGACTTAGACCTTGGTGATTTTGGCGGTTCCTCTGTCGGCGCGGAAGTGGCTCAGAAGTGGGCCTACCCGACAATCGGTTACGAATCCAGCGAAGGTATAATCTACGTAGACAACACCCCTGTGACAGGGTTTGATGGCGTAGTGTTTGCGATTCGCCAATGCAAGGAAGTTGAGGTTATCGCCGCTGGTGGGGCGAAGGTGCGATATCGGTACCCGGTGTACAAAAAGACAATTGATATGGTCAAGGGCGACGTGAGACAGCGCTTGCAGGCGTTGATTCTTATCGACGGCCAGCTTTACGCCCTTGGTGCGAATGCTTGGACACCTCGCGCCACCTTTATCAATCCGCGCAAGGAAGGTAAGGACGCGAAGTATCACAACGATAAATTTCACGAAGGGTTGTGGTACCAGATCGAGGACCTCAACAAGCAAATCAAGAAGGAGCGCGGCATCGATATGTCGCCGCTGTGCTGGAAGGTATCATTCACGACCGGGCCGCAATTCACCCTCGCGTCGTCCAGCGATAGCAAGATGAAGACCAAGGTTCACCCGCTGATCGCCACCATCGTCGGGTTTGTCGGTGCCGATGCGGTGGCCGAGAACGAGGCGCTCTACGTCGAGCAAGACATCGACGGGTGGAAGAAGGCGTGGGGTACTGATGCGGTGGAAACTGAGTCTGGCGGCGATGACTCCGATGAAGCCCCCGCGAATCCGCTGCCGGATGAACTGGGCGCTCTGGAATTCTAGTGCCGGAGTAGTATTCACACCAGCGTGATTAGTAAAACATGGCGTGTCGCTTCAATGGTGACACGCCATGCTTTTTGGAGAGAGATACAATGTATGACGACAAACAAACAAGCGTGACACATGAGTTCTTGGTGAATCTGCTAGAAAACCTGTCTTCCGTTAGAGATGCTGTGGTTGGAAATCCCCTGATATCAATATTCCTGGCACCATTTGTGATATTTATATTCTTGATGATGTGCTACCTGTTGGCGATGGTGTTGTATCTGATGGTTGGGGGTGGGTAATGAACGCGTATAAAATCTTCAACAGGCATACCGGCGAGTTTGAAGGTTCCGGTAATAACGGTCGTAAAATATGGACAAGTCGTGGCAGTGCGCAGAATGTGCTTAATCACAAGCCGCTGTCCGTTCAACAACAATGCGATATCAGGGAGTATCTCCTTGTAGACATTACCGATGGTGATATCTATAGCGAGGCCATTGATGCGCTACAAGATTGGCGCAGAAAAGTGGAGATGGCCCTGGCTTTGGATGGGGTATGGGGAGATTCGGCTACGCAACGAGACAGGGTTTCGCTTGCTATTGAGTACGCATTAGGGCAGGTAGCGTAAAGGAGTTAATATAATGAACGAAATAAATCCGGTTTTTCTATTCCTTGGTTCGGCAGTTATGATGGCGGTTGCCGTTATCGCAACGTATAAGCTTGTTACCGCACGCAAGATAACGTTTTCGTTAATTATTGCGTGCGGTGTGCCGATATTCCTGGCGGTTGGCGTGGTGGTGTGGCTCATGAAGGAGTTGATGCGATGAGTAATATCAGTACAGAATTAGTTATGTACGGAATACTTGCTATATGTTTCATAGTCGTCATTTACAAACTTAACATGCTAGACGCGGCGCGGCGCGGCAGATACACCTACATATTTGTCGCGTTTTGTTTGTTCGCCGTGGTATATGCAGTGTGGTTATTGGCACAATCAGTAGGGGCATTAATGCAATGAACATCAACCGAAGAGACTTTTTCAAATTAACCGCTGCGACTACGGCTTTCGCGGCATTGCCAAAGGTGATGCCAGCGCGTGCGCAAGACGATGGAGATGCCGAGGTGTTACCAAATATTATCTTTGTCCTGCTTGACGATCTACCATTGCGTACGGTCGGGTCGTTCAATAGCAACTTCCAGAACGGCGCTATGGTATACGAGGGTGGCGACCGGATTCCCATCTTGCGTAATTTCATCGGTGAGCCGGGCGGTAGCGTTGTAAACTTTACCCGCAATATTTCCAATCACCCCATCTGCGGTCCATCCCGAGCAACATGTTTAACGGGCCTGCGCTCGCCCAATCATGGCGTTGTAAAGAACCCTATGGTGGGACAGATGGCGCAACTTGAAAACAATACGGTCGGCAAGTGGTTACAAGACAAGGGGTACGTCACCGGACTGCGCGGCAAGCGCTCGTTCGGCAAGAAAGATAAGTATATCCCTCGTCCTGCCGGGTGGGACTGGTGGGAACCCGGTGGTGGCAATGGCGATACGGTATTCCCCGCCGCTGCGCAGTGGATAAAGAATGTCCGTAGTGACAAGCCTGTGTTCCTGTGTGCGTGGCCAACAGAACCGCACAAGAAGTATTACATTAAGCCACAATATAAAGAGGCGGATATACTTCTCCCGCCACCGAGTGAGTCGTGCTTCAATAATGACGTGAGTGGGCCGATGTCTCCCCGATCACTGTCTAATCAGGCGACGAACGAAAAACAAATAGCGCGTTCCATGCTGGGCGTTGATGATGGTATCAAATTGCTCATCAATGCGCTCAAGGAAACTGGGCGCTGGGACAACACGGTACTCATTGTCATGAGCGATAATGGCTACCAGCTTGGCGAGCAGGGTTTGATTAATCAGAAAGACCTGCCGTACAAGGCGTCGGCAATGGTGCCGTTACTCATTCGCGATCAGCGGAAGACGCTTGAGCGACGTGATATAAACACCATCGTAAGCAATGTTGATATCGCGCCGACAATAGCATCACTGGCTGGCGTGGTAACGCCCTATAGAACTGATGGTCAAAGCCTCGTACCGCAATTGAATTACGACTGGCAGGGCTGGTCAGAGCGTGCCATCGTGGAGAAGCCGGAACCGACGACAAAGAATGGTATTACCTATCGCGGGATTTACGGCGTCGTCAATGGTGTAAGATGGATGTACGTCAAGTTCAGTAACGGTAAGGAGCAACTGTATAACATTGATGACGATCCTGAGCAGACTACAAATCTTATGGGAACATCAACCAGCACGGTTGTCACCCCGATGTTGCGTGACATGATACAACAAATGGTTTCGCAAAAGGTGGGGCCATGAAGAAGAAGCAGTGGGTAATAGCCGGGATGTACCTTGAAGGTAACAACGGTGGTGATTATTTGAAGATCGAGGAATTGCCGGATAGCCTTGTCCGCGTAGAAGTGGGGCACCAGTGTGTTGCACGCGGCCCTGTGGTGATACCTGTAGAAGTACTAACCAGCGTGTTAATGGATGTACTATCTGACGGTTGGGAGAAGCATCTTCATAAGGTTGGGTGGCCAAGGGACTTTGAAGACGAGCTTAAGAACAAGGCGATTGCGTTTAATGACAGTGAGAAACTAAGCAATGAAAGAGTAAGCGCCATAGATCCGATACCGGGATGGGAAGATTGAAAGAAGGGCTATCGCTCGATAAACCAAACCTTAGCGATATCGTTATGGAAATAATAGACAGGCAGGACGGTTGGGCGATAAGTCGCGCCATGCTCAACCCGCATCCCGCCCAGCGCTACATGAATACGAGGCGTACATCGCGACGGAAAAGGGCGACGGTGTATTTCATCAGAACCGGCGAAGGTGGTACAGAGGCATTGATCAAAGTAGATTACAAGACGAAAGGAGAACGACATGAATGACTCAATATGGGTAAGGCGGCACAATACATTTGACGAGGTTGTTGACTCGTGTGATCGGGGCGGAATCCTAGCAACATGGAGCGACAGGCAATTTCACGAGTCCGATATTGAATATATTCGCGCCGACTTGCACGATAAATTGGTAACAATGTATGAAACACTGGAATGGCAAATAGAAAACGGCAAAGTTACGCGCAATGATGCGTCGAGGGGCACTACGAGGAGCGTAGAGGCGTTAGAAAAACTTAGAGAACTACTGGATATAATCATAAAAGGAGAATAAGCAATGGATGAATGGCAAGAAAGATTACTTGATGACGATGATGATGCGATGAATGATGCTCTGTGGAACGGCGAGTTGCCCATGAAGACGGTGCTGGAAACACTGGCTCGGGAGATAGAGAAGAGCAATGCCGCACATAGAGAGATCGATAAACTACGCAGGTCAATCAAGAACATCGATTCAATGGTGCGCATACAATGCTCTGACGGCAACTGGAATTACAATGAATACATGTTTGGTCTTGCCAATGGGTTGCTTATGGCCAGCCATGTAATGCACGATTGCTACGATGAACCGCTGTTGAATAGACCGGAAAAATTTCTACATGAATAACACTAAAATAAACTACGAAAGCGGCGATCAAATCGCCTATATTCCCTATCACGCCAACGGCGACATCAATCACGGCGATGTCCAGTTTGGTTTTGTGACATCAACGCGAGAGTTGCGCAACGGTGAGATTGGCGTGTGGTGTCGGTACTACTATCGCGACGGCACCCGCCGCACTACATCATGCTCGGAACGATGCAGTCCAGATCAGATAGTGCCGCATGTATCGCGACCGCAGGAAGATGTAACGGCGTGGCTAAAAGACATCGCCGCCGAAGAACAAATTTCGTATCTTGATGTGTGGCCATAGCCACAAGGAGTTAGTATGACAGATGCAGCATCGGTAAGAAAGGCATTCGGGTACCTGTTCGAAAATGAATTTGAGGCGCTGCGCGATATTGTGCGCGAAGATCTGCCCCAGTACCCGGTGATAGTTAATATTGGGGCGGGGGCAGGGACAAGCGGTTTGCTCTTCCTCGAAACCCGCCTTGATACAACGGTATATACCATTGATATCACCAACGAATCATCGCCATTCGGGTGCCTCGAAGGTGAGAGAGTTGTCGTCAAGCAAGCCGGGTTGGGACATCTTGCTGGTACACGCTGGCACCAGATTCATGGTGATAGCAAGGATGTCGCCCGAACGTGGCCGGAGAACATGCCTGTCGATCTCCTCTTTATTGACGGGGATCATTCGTACGAAGGGTGTTGGGGTGACTTGGCCCTATGGTACCCGCACATGAATCCTGGCAGCATCGTTGCGGTACATGATTATTACAAGGAGCAGGACTACGCCCAAAAGAATCCGATGGTGTCAATCACTGACGAGATACGGGCGACAGTAATCAAGCCTTACCCCGGCGTGGATAGGGCAGTCGATGATTTCCTTCGTGGTCTTAACGATCCAGTCGTGTGGGTGGTAGAAACAACTCTGTTCTTTCAAGTACCGTACATTAAATAGTATTACTGGCCAAGTACGATCTGACGATCTCGTTGATTCGTATTTCCCCGCTGCCGTCGAACTCAATGGCGCTAATGGGGAACACCGAATCAACGAGATCGTTGTTGTACTGCGGGATATACACCGACTGTGTTGATACCCACTCCCCCGGCCTCGGGATGTTTGTTATCGCATTGCCATACATATCAAGCAGCCTGCCCGAGTGGGGCGAAATAATATAATCGGCGTGCCCCGGCTTTACCAACTCGCGGAACGTGACCTGCCGCCCCTCGTATACCCCAAACACAAAACCGTATCCCGATTCGGAATGAAGCGTCGTGATGTATTCGTTGATAACATCCGATACCGTTTCGGGCGGATCACCATACTCCCCCGTAAATTTCCCCACAGTCTGATCGATATCCATTATCCCCGATGTGCCCAGCAGTGGTATCTGTTGCAGTATGTATCGCATGGCATCGCCGATATTCCACGTGCCACCGTCGTATATCGCGAAGTAGCTCTTGTTGAGCAGGAAGTGGTACCCGATGCACTCGAACGTCACGGTGTACACATTGCCTCTATTGCCACTTGTGGCAACATCGCGATATATCTTGGGGCGAGACTTCGATTGGCTTATATCCGGTACGATTCGCGCCATTTCCCCCGGACTCATCTCCCTGCCAAGTGATATATATTCCTCAAGCGTGCCCCACCTCGCAATGGAATCGTAGCTGTACATCCACTGTGTCTCTACCTCTTCGGGCACAACTGGCGCAACTCCCCAGTCATACTCGGTATAGCGCACCTTAATCTTATTTGATATCTCGCTGACCGGACCGGCACCTATGGTAAGATTACCGAGCGATACCGATACCTTATCTATCATCCCTTCCCACACCTGTATACCGAGGTTGTTACTGATAATGACATCACTGCCCAGTGATCCTATCAGGTACTCAGCCATGTATCTGTTCGTCCTGATTGAGAAGCTACCAGATCTGTAACCCACGGTTGAGTCGATGGCAAAGGATGGATCGACTATATCGTAGCTGCTGTAAACGCTGGGCGGAAAGAAGGACGGGTCATCACTGTAGGACAGGATGCTCTGGCCTATGGCGGCGCGAAACATTAGTACACTCCGGGTAGCGTCAGATAGTTACGACATGACCATATGTTGGCCGAGAATACGATATCATTCTCGCTCGTCATCACACCATCCGGCCCAATCTTGTACATGAAGAAGTAGATGCGCTGACGCACGTTAGGCTTGAGCATTACCAAGCCGCCACCGAGCGGCGTCCAATATTCCAGTGTTTCTGGCGGATAATCGTTATCCACTTCTGCGTCGCCAGAACTAACCCACGTACTAACCGTCGCCGCTTCGACGCCACTGGGCGACATGCCATCTATAAATAATCCCCTGGCATTGAGAGCGTAGGGCATAGGCATACCGTAGTCGACTTCGACCTCTCCGCCCGGTGCTACAACGGCCTCTGGCGAGCGCTGCCCAGCGAAGAGTGTGTAGTTTGAATTGACCGGCAGCAGGATAATATCATACAACGCGATGTTGAGTTCGTCGGTGGGTGTGCCGCTGTAGGCGAACTCAATATTCACTCTTATGCTGTATGGTTCGCCTGGTGATAAATAGTCGGGGCCGAGTTTAACAGTTCCAAAGTCAGCCACGTTAGTCTGGTAGTTCGATTGATCGTTGTGATACCCTACGTAGGGCGAGTTTGTTGATACCGTGTACGTCTGCGTCTTAACCGTCGCATCAACAGGAGTGGCGTACTGGCTCTTGCTCAAAGACATGCGCATATGGATATTTACATCGGCTGGTTTGCTGGTGCCGATAATTCTAAAGCGCATGAACGCCCTGTATAACCCCCGCGACCACGGCATGTCTAGTGATATGATTCGCGTGAAGTTTCCGGTACCGAATGAAGCGTCATCCGGGTTGACAAACACTGCACGGTTGGCCGGTGCATATCTATCACTATTAAACGAGGACGAGTTGACCAACTCCACGGAATACTCTGGATGTACACCGTGCAGATCGTCATCGAGGTTATAAAAGCCATACGGCAGTGAGTCGGGCAGCACTGTCGATGTCATACCCTCATAAGCAGTGGCAATTATCAATCTGTTAAACCTGCCATTCTCGCGCATGAATTGATTCATGCCGGTGAGCAAGCTGTCGTCTTCCGTAGGTGTCCACATCTTTATACCAATGCGCGTTGGTAATGGCATAGCACTGTCTGGCCCGACGACATCCAGCCACGGTCTTGTAGGCGCGTAGACGGGGTATCCCGCAATAGCCCTGGCCTGCTGTGTAAATTCGGACGTATCAAGGTTAATGCGCGTCCACCACCCCGTACCGGATATGCCACTTATCAACGGTGCGGTCCCACCATTGCCACCAATCCAGTTACCAAGATATGACGATTCCCTGCCGCGCCACGCCATCACAAGCTGCTTTGAGCGAGTTAATCTGTTTGGCGCTTTAACGAGCGACGGCATATCTGTGTATGTGGTTGAGTTATTATTTTGGTACTGGATCTTGTACGTCTCGGGGTTGTTGGGCGTAAGCGGCGATTGATCCAGCGACCAGACAAGACCATTGTGGGGCGTGGTGGCGCGAAAGTATGGCCCGTAATCTGTGCCAGGGGTAAATATGACAGAATTATTTCCGTAGTACGACGGTGCCACATAATCGTCAAGCGGTCCTGCTGATGGCGCTATCCATTCCACGGCGCAGCCACGGTCGCACGATGAAAGGAAGATCGTGTGATCGGGATAATCGGCGCTACCTCGCGCATACCGTCTGGCATTACTGCTGGTATCGTTACGAATGGGGAGTGAGTACTGCGTTTCTATCTTGAATAGATTATGCGCGTCCCAGCCTTGATCGCTGCGATACCGACTGTTCTTCCACAGATACGGCACATCCTGCGGTGGCGCTTCCGACCACGGCTTGCGCGTTATCACGAGCGATGCCTGTCGCACGATGTGACCGTTGGCAATGTCCATCCAGTTCGGCAATTCGTGAAACTGAAAGTCAACAATCATGGCATATAACGTCTTGGTGGAACCGGGGACGGTCGTTTCAAAGAACACCGGCACAGGGTATTCGTTAATCAAATAGTCACGCGCATCGCACAGCGAGCGGTAAAGCCTGGCGATGTTACGGGAAACACTTTCGCGATTCTCGCCAACAATGTCGAGCGTAAATGTATCAACAACCAGATCGCCGGAGTACCCGTTGATAGTAACGCCGTCAAATGAATTGGCCGGTTGTGGTATACCGGGCGTGTAGGATGACAGGTTATATGTACCGCCTGTACTGGCGAGGTTGACCTTATTGGTTCCGTTTCTTACAAGTATAGATGCCACTGTTATCCCCTTACCATGTTGGCGACAACACGCTTGACCCGCGTCTCGAACTCTGCCGCGCTCATACCATTGTTGATGTGGGTGTCACCGAAGGTAACGCTACTGCTCTTTCCGTTACCAGACGACAGCGCCGGAGATGCAGCTACGTACACGACATTCGTGTTAGTGATTGATTTCCTGCCCGACTTGTCATCGTCGCCACCGTTGACTGTAAAATCTCTACCAAAGATATAGTTCCACAAATTTGTGGCTGCGGTAAGCCAACCCTCGAACATTGAGATGATATTACCTATGTGTGTGGTAAACGCGTTGGCGATGTCGCTTATCCACTGCACCGCGTCCCTCTTTAGGTCGCCAATCTTTTTGAGAACATCGTCAATCTTACCCATCCAGTCATCTTTTAGCTTATTGATAGCAACGATCTTTTGCTCAATGGTAAAACGAATATCCTCATATTTTGTCTTTGCGTCCGAGATGAACGATCCAATTGCCACGCCTATATTAATGAGCTTGGTCATCCAATCGCCAATCTTGGAGATGATATCACGAACCTTGTCACCGTGCTCCTTCTCGAAATCGCGGTATGCAGTTGTAGCGTCGGTGACAAAGGTCGATATCGAAGCCCATACCTCGCCAATCTTTATCATCCACTCGTCCTTCTTTGTGCGCATCAGGTCAATCTTATCCCTGACCGATTCGTATATCTCCCAAAACTTTGTGGTGACAACTAGCCACAACTCACCAATCCTGGTACTGATAGCGTCCCACGCTGTGCCAAACAGCCTCTTAATCTCTTCTACGGTATCTGGAACGATAGAGTGACCAACGAGATCGTCGTATATCTTTTGGAACCACCCAATAAGGGACTGCCAGATACGAGATCCCCACGATTCAGTGCTACCAACAAGTTCAAGAAGGTACGCACTAATACCATTCTTGATTTTGTTATTAATTCTTTGTATGTCCTCTTCTGGAACATCAAACAATCTAGCGAACCAATTGGTAAACGCAGTAGCCGCCTGGAATGAAAGCTCGAATATTCCACGTGCTACAGCGCCAACGATACGAGCGACGAGATCGATAACGCCGCCAAGTATCTGCCCTATAACATCGAAGACACCCTTGGCGAAGCTGTTTAGCCCAGCCATGACCGCCTCCCTGTTAAAGAAGCCGGTCTCCCACGACCATCCCCCCTTCGCCGCCTCGACAGCATCGCGTATGCCGTCGAACATACCCTGGACGGTATCAATAATTTCTCCAACATTTCTCGTAAGAGACGCGAGTATGCCGCCGAAGCTACCAAAGAAGTTCTGGATACCAATAATTATATTCTCTAGTATCTTTCCTTCTCTTTCCCAAAACTTACCGAACCATGATTTTTCATCAGGGGCCAGTTTGTCAAGGTTCGGCATTTCCATCGTGCTGATGATTCTGTTCCAGTCATCAACGATACGCTGCACTTCTGTGGAAAGATTAGTAATGAGTCTATGATTCATCACATCATCCCACGTCGGCTTCACCGTTGTGTACCACCAGCTACTCAGCCTCGTGGCCAACTCGCCACCAAGTCCGGCCAACTCGCCACCGAGTCCTGTCAGTTCTTCCTGTAATTTTCTGATGTCACTATCAAATTCGCCAAGCAGCCCCTTGGCCTCTCCCTTGCCTGGGCCAAAGGTAAGACCTTCAAAAGGATTTCCTTCCGGCATCGCCGGTATACCACCAAGGCCCTCGTCGAGCGGCAATGACGGCTCGAAACCGGACCCTGCACCAAGTTCACCCACACCGTTATCAGCGCCACCTGCGCCGCCTGCGGCGCGTTCCAGCGCATCGCCAAACTGACGAATTAATTCATTATTCTCTGTTTGCAATGAGACAAGCTGTGAGAAGTATTCAAGCTGGGCATTGAGTATTTCAAACTGCGCCTGTTCGGTTTCAAGTTGTGCATTGAGCGCGTCGAGTTGCTCGTCACGTTCGGCCTCAAGTCCTTCCTGTTGCTCGCGCAGGACTATTTCCTCTATCTCTAAACGGGCGAAGCGCTTGACATTTTCCGGTGCGCGTGAGTCGGCAAGTATTCTGTTAAGTTCTTCGAGGCGTCTCGCATCAGTATAGTCATCGCGCTCTTCCTGTATGGCGGCAAGACGATCCGATATGGGACGAAGCAGCGCGGCGTATTCCCGCTGCACCTCGTTGATATTGTTCTGTATGGCCTTGATGCGCTCTTGTGCCTGCGCCGCTTGTATCGAGAGCATGACGTACTGCTGCATCTCCGCAGTAGCGCCTTGCATGGCATCAGTGAGGGCCTGCCATGATGACACCGATACATTACCAGTCGCATTGACCTCGTTAATGATATCGGCGAGGACGCCACGAAACTCAAGCAGGTTAGCTATCGCCGCCGCTTGTCCTGTACCATCATCGTTGGCCGGAATCAGTGAATTGAAGAAGCTCTGGAATTGCGAAGATATGCTACCGAACGCGCTAAAATCAAACTGGGTCCAGCCATCGAGGTACGCCTGCATAGCGCCAGAACCCCACTCGGTGAGTTCGGGTAGAGCGCGAGGCGGAGAACCTGGTTGAAGCCACGAGCGTATCATGACGACAAGGGCGCGTATGGCCTTGGCAACGGCGACAAGACCCTTAATCATACCTTTACCAAACTCGGTCATGATGTTCTGGCCATAGCCTTCCATCTCGCCACGCATGGGTTCGAGTTCCTTGCGTGCCGATTCGCGCACCTCTCTGAACTTTGATTGCACGGCCCTGCCCAGCCCCGCGAAGAGTACTACCGCGCCGCCAACAAGGAGCGCCAACTGCGATGAGGGGCGCAGCCAGTGTAAGAATAGAGGCCACACCGGACGCGGCAGTAGCGACAAACCCAGCCGCCATTGAACCAAGCGAAGATACTATTCCCAGCGTTGCCGGTACTATCGAGCCAGCGGCAGACGCGACCCATGTTGCCGCCATGCCAGCCATTGCCGTGGCCATGCGGCCCAATGCGGCTACACTACCTGCGGCAGCGGTCGCGACCGATGCCGATATACTGTGCATTATCAGCCCGATACGCACACCAGCCGCCGCGAATGTAGACGAGAGCGCCGTCCCTATTCGCGCGAATGATGCACCAACATATGCCACAACCGTATTGCCGAATTCCGACACAACGGCAAACACCCTACTAATAACAGACACGGCAAGAGATGATGTAACCACCCCTATTCTCGTGGACATTCCGGTGAATGTTTTAATTATCCCCGCCGCTATCTTTCCTATGGTAGCGCCAGCACCGGCGAAAACAACTACAAATCCAATTATGGTTCTTTCTATTGTCTCGAAGAATATCCATACCAAGAAATTGCCAACTGAGGAAAGCGCCGGAACAATAGCCGATGCAAACCCCACCCCAACCTTTGATAGAGCGCCTACAATGTTTGCTACACCACGAGACAGTAGTCGACCAATAGCACCGAATAATTGCGCGTAAAGCGAAAACCCGCCCTTAAAAAAATCAATCAAGTATCTAGTCGCGGAACCGAATATTACAACGAACTTCGTCGCCACAACCGAAACGGCGGCGGATAGCGCACCAAGCGACGAGGTTGTTGCGGCTATAATCCTTGGTAAAACATTTATACGAATAAATAATGCGCCAATCCCGCTGATCGCACCGCGCACTATCTCAGTTAGCCACATCAATCGTATTGATAGTGCCGCCGCGCCACCAGCAAACAGGCGAACGCCGCCTGCTGTAGCCAGTACGCCGCGTAGTAGTATTGGAAAAGCTGTCTTCCCGAGGAATAGCGATACACCCATGACACCAGTCAGCGCCGTCATGAATATACCGCCAAGGAACCCGGCAAGGGCACCAAATGCCCTAAGCGGCGTGGCGGCGACAATGGCCAGTGTGCCGATGCCGCGAATGAACTGGCCCAGGATAATGTTGGCCGGTCCTATGGCGGCGGTAATGAGTGCAAACTTGACTGCAAGTTGCACAAGCTCGGGGTTCTCGGCAATTATTTCCTGCAACTTCGACAGGAAATTGGTAAGCTGCCACAGGACATCAGCCAGCGGTTTCTTTAGGGTTTCATATAGAAGTATGCCAACGCCCTGTAGTGCGGATTTCGCACTCTGAAAGGCGAAGTCGCTCGTCTTGGTATACTGTTCAAACGCACCATCCAGTACGCCGACTTCGCTGTTGATCTGGTTAATGATGTCAAGAAACTCTTCACCGTTGACAACATCGAAGACACCATATGTACCACGCTGGGTAAATATCTTGGCGATGTCTGTGCCCATTGTGTCGTACAGATTTTGCAGCGTCTTTTGTAGACCTTCGGTGCGCAGCATCGCCTGTAACTGCTGGTACTCTATGCCAAAATGATCGAGTACCTTGATGGCTTCTTTCGGCGCATCGACGAAGAGCGACAAAACATTGAGCAGCGATGTTGTGGCGACGGATGTAGTAACGCCCGTCTGTGTGAACTTAGATATAAACGCTAACATGCCGCTTAAATCTGCACCGGCTTGCTTGCCCGTAGATAGTACGCGGCCCAACTGGGTGGCGAATGAATCTACCTCGGCACCACCTTCGCGCACCGCAACGAACAGTGCGTCGAATACTTCGGCGGGGTTGGCGTCCTGGAATGTAACAAGCACAGACGACACTGCCTTGGCAATGTCACCTACTTCACCAAGTCCTACGGCGGACGCCTTTGCGCTACCCAGGAGGGTGTCCATTGCGCGATTAGCATCAGTGATGCCGACAGAGCCTATGTAGTACAGGCCGTCAATAAGTTCCTGTGGCATCTTGCCCAGCTTGGGACCCAACCTGATTGCCGCTTCACCCCACCGCTGTATGTCCTCTTCGGCAAGGCCGGTTAGTGTCGATAGTTTGAGCATCGACCTCTCAAATTCTCTACCAGCCTGCACTGATTGGGAAAGACCGGCCAGTATTGGCACGGTCAAACCGAACGTCATGGAAAAACCAAGGGCGCTTATCGAGGAACCGAGAGAGGAGATCTGCTGGCCAAGCTGGGCAATACCACGACCCATACCGCTAAAGATGTTGAGGTTCATCTTGCGCGATGCACCAACGATGGCATTTGAAGTGCCTTCGGTAGCACGCCGCAGGCGGTGCATATCATTTTCGTAGTTGACTGTGCCCTGCACAACCGCTGCTACGCCAATGCCTTGCCAGTTACCAGCAGATCTCCCCATGTCTAATCCTCTCCTTTCTTGCTATTCTTCTTCATCTGTCTGGCCTCTTCGTCGCTGATGTGGGCCTGTATAAGATTCTTCATGTCATACCACACCAGAACGTTAGCCATCATTTGTGTGTCGTACTCTCCGTTCATCCATTTTTCGTAATTGAGTCCGGCCTGTACGCACGCATCCAACTCCCTGTAGGCATCGCTGTAAGAGATACCTACGTTAAGCGCATTAGTTCCGCTTAGATGATACTCCCTTATTGGTACGCCGTGCCGTGTTACCCGGAAACGAATCCTCCGCTACTTTAGTCGCGGCACCTCCTGCGGCGGTAATCTCTTCCATTAACTTGGCGATGTCGGTAGGCGTCATCAACCAGTACAGCAGGTACGAGGCGGTCTTGGCAAACTCCATGTCGCCTTCGTCGGCTGGGTTGAGTTTGGTTCCGTCAAGCGGTTGCCGCCAGTCAATACCAAGGAAGCGCAACTTCTTCTCCCAGCCATCGTCGGGCGGTGAAAGGGTATCGCCGTTTTCATCAATGAGTTCTACCCCATATACAATTGCGGCCATCATCGCCACGCTAATGCGCTGTGCTTCGACCGCCTGACGCTGGGCAACATAATCGGGATCGCCGGGGTTCTCCCACTCAGCACCGTTTTCATCAACCCATAGCGGGATGCGCGGGTAGGGGATGCGAGACTGGACCTTCTCCAACAAAAAGGCGGGTACAGGCTTAACCTTTACCCGCGCACCACTTTCGAGAACAAAGAATCTTTCTGACATTTCTATACTCCATGTTTTGGGAAAATGTATAAATGATGGGGTGGTGTGACCACCCCATCACAAATCACACTGGTGTGAACTACGATACAGGCGACTCGCCGACGATAAGAGCGCCGTCGCTACCCGTCTCGGCAAGACCGCCGAACAACACGATATTGGGTTCGTTACGCTGCGTTCCGATGGAGCGAATCCGTGCGGAAATTGTCGAAACACCCGAGGTAGGATTGAGTGACCACGAGTAGCCACCGTCCGTAGTCATGAAGAGACGGGCGGCACCACTCAGGGTTTGCGACATGAATCCTACCAGAGCCGTGGCAAATTTGATGTCTTCGATAACACCAGTATTGCTTGTACCGGGGAATGATTTCGCCGTCCAGCTAGTGCCACCATTGGTGGTGTAGTAGATAGCGCCATCGGTTCCGACGATGAAGATGCGCGGCGACAGGACGGCCACAGCAGTAATGCTTTCGGTGGGAGCGCTACCGGCCAGCGGACCATCGACAAGCTCGAAGTTCTCGCCGTCGATACACTTCATGATCGTCTGGTTGGTACCGACAACCACGACGGTATCTTCGTCATACGCGGCAATCGCAAGGGGTGTCTCGCCCGTTTGCTCCCACGCAGCACCGCCCAGTGTCTCAAAGCCAGCCGCAACGTTCGACGTTTTGGCAACACCAAAGTCGGTACCCGCAGCGTACAACAGAGAACCGGCGACGGTGGCCACCGTGTAGTTTGTCCCATCGCCGTTAGGATCGGTTGTTGCAACAGACGCCCACGTGGGCAGATTGACGCCATCGAAGTCGGTCAGTGGGGCGTAGGCCATAACGCCACTTCCCAAGTTACCGAGGATACTATCCAGAACGGCAACGTACTCGCCGACTACAACAACGCCAGAGGCATCGTCACCGACTTGAAACACATCAACGTCACCAGCGTCATACCACGTGCTACCCGCGTCAAGCGAGTACAACAGATTGGCCGGAGTCGACGCAGATCCACCCGTTGCCTTCGTTGAGGCGAACATAACCACACGTTCCGCAGGCGGCTTTTCCAAGTCGCCGTTGTAGTGAACATAGGTGCCGAAGATTTCATTCAGCGCAATGGAAGCGCCACGTTCGGAAAACGTCAGCGGGGCCAGTTGGTACCAGTTGTCGGCGGTGAAGTCAACTGAGTGATCAACGGCAACGTCTTCGTCGTGGCTACCCAGTTCGTCGATATCGAGCGAACTGAATCGCGCACCCTCGAAGATGATCTTGCTTTGCCACCCGGCGAACACGGACGGGTTGGAACCAATCTGCGTGACATGAACGTGGATATCAACCGGGGCGGCGGCACGCGCAACCTCAATCAACATCGAGCGAGCCGTCGCCATGAAGCGACCGCTCAAGGAACTTTCAACAGAGTCGGGAGCGGATTCGGTATAACCTACCGTCTTGAACTTCCCGACCACATACGGGTCCTGACAATAAATGGCCTCGCGATCACCAAGACCTTGAGACACGCCACCCAACACAAGGCATCCCTGGAACGCGGGGGCGACTGCCGGAGAACCCTTCGATCTGGTAAGAAATACTCGACTTTGAGTAGTCTTAGTTATATTCGTGGGCATACTATACTCCTTTTATATCACCGCAACTTCAATGTGCTTCGCGGACAGTTTGATTTCCTGGTACGCAAGCCATTCGCCCCGCCGAGTTCCGAACGGTGCCTCTTGTATCTTGTCTGCCACGGCCAAGAAGTTTCCTTCCGGGCTGACGAGAGCCATATCTGTTCTCAACTCTGTCGATAATGAGTGCGCATTGTTGCACCCGCACAAATCTCTGGTGATTCGTGCCGTCGCCAGATAGAACACGGCGTCCGCCAAGTTTCTGTCGAGTGGGTTTAGAGTAAGACCTTCGATGTACTCTTGCGATACCGTGCCGGAGTAGTACGAAATCTTTGCCCGATCTGGACTCATTCTCGTACCAAGTACAGTAGTACTCGGGTAAATCGGCGCAATCAAACCTGATTGCGTGTCTCTCACGACGCCAAGACCCTGAGCCGTAACCTCGCCACTGGTTTCGGCACTGAGTTCTGGCTCCCAGTAAAACGTAACAGAATCAGTATCGGTAGTATCATTGTACAAATGATAGATGTCAACCTCTGTTACGAGGTTAGATGTATCGCCCAGATTGATCGCTTCTGGAAACGAACCGGGCGTTCTGGTTTGCACGTCTGGTTTAATGAGGTGCCAGAAATCAATCAGAAATGTTACCGTTGTCGCTGTCGATGTGAAGTATCTTGGCCACCGTATCTGAAACGATGGGTGATACCCATATCCCTTGGGGTAGATAGCGATCTCGTTTGGATTGATGGTGGTGGTCAGTGTTAATTCGGCCAGTTCGTAATACCCATCACCATCGGCATCACGGTACACGAGCGACTCGTCGCCAATATACTCGTGCTTCTTGACGCCAACGCCAATGACATGACCACGATTGACCTGTATGGCAGGGCGTCGGTCAGACATATCGATAGCGTTGGTGCGAAACCTATGTTGATATCGTGGGTACTGGTAGGTATCGGTGCGCCATGCCGGGGCAACGTTGTACCCAAGAAAGTCTTCAATGAGTTCCTCGGATTTGACCAACGCATGAGCCACATCTGAATGTGATACTTGACTGTACGCCTGCCACGGGTAGCGCGTCCATATAGATTGGCACTGGCCCTGATCAACGTACTTGCCACTTACATAGCCACCGGCAAAGTGAACAGGGTTGAGGCCCAGTCGCTTTGCCCAGTCGAATATCGACATCTTGCTATAGGGTAATGGCTCTATGCCATACGGCGGTGCCGGTGCCGGTGAACTTAGTGGAGTTCCAGTTCCGCTTCCTGTTGCCATTATGCTACTACCTCTGTATCGGGATTAGTAAAGTTCCACCCTGATTTCTGACGCCACAGGTAGTACGTACCGGCGTCGAGGTGGAACACAACTTCGCCGCTCGCGTCTGTAATACCATAAGCCACCATGTTCGTACCGGCGAGATCGTCGGTTACAACTATTTCGACATCTTCAATAGGCTCATCGTCGACTGTGTTTGTTAAAGTGTAGGTAAAGGTGATAAGCCCCATGCCGCTACACGTATCGCTCACGTTGGCGTCGAGTCTATTACCGACGATGTACCCAGCCGTTCCTGCGGCATATGCACCCGGTATGGCCACACCCCACGGATCTCCCGCCGCTGTAGCAGCGGCAAGCGCCGCTCCGGTAGAACCGGCAGTTGCGTGACCAGACAGCACCTCGTCCCATACCTGATCGGCTATTTGCACAGCGGTAGGCTTGGCACTGAGTGCTGCCCCGGTAGAACCTGCGGCAGCATGACCGGCGATAGCTTCGTCCCACACCTGATCGGCTATATCGGCTGCGGTCGGTGGAACGCTATACGATGCAGAGGAGAGACGCGATCCAATCGTTGTGTTGATATTATCAACGAGGTGCTTTCCAATACTGCCGACTGCGGTAAGGCCAGACGTAAGAGAGTCCCACACGCCATCCGTTATTTCATTAACGGTTGGTGGAGCGCCCGACGCTCCCGCATCAGATAGCGACTCGCCGGTAGAACCTGCGGCAACGTGACCAGCAATAGCCTCGTCCCATACCGCGTCGGCGATTGTACCGGCAGTTGGCATCACCGAGGTGTCGTCCAAGATTGCATCGACGACACTATCGACAGTTGCTAACGCTGCTGCCGTAGCAACCGCGCCACCACTGAGGTTATCAAGATATCCGGCGCGGGTTGCAGTTAGGCGTGATTCAAGATCGTCTACAAGATTGTCAACAGTATCGAGCGCCGCTGCTGTAGCTAGTGTAGACAGATCGCTTGTTAGTGCGTGAGCCTGCACCTCTTCGCCAAAGCTGCCTGCGGCAACGTGCCCTGCTATAGCCTCGTCCCATACTGCATCTGCGATACCAGCAGCCGTGGGCATTGCGGCAGTATCAACCAAGATATCATCAACAATACCATCGACAGTTGCTAACGCCGCTGCCGTAGCCACGGCACCACCGCTGAGGTTATCAAGATAACCAGCCCTGGTAGAAGTAAGGCGTGACTCAAGATCGTCTACAAGATTATCAACAGTATCAAGGGCAGCAGCAGTGGCCAGCGTAGACAGATCGCTTGTTAAAGCGTGGGCCTGCACTTCTTCGCCAAAACTACCTGCGGCAACGTGACCGGACTTAGCCTCGTCCCATACTGCATCGGCAATACCAGCAGCGGTTGGCATGGCGGCGGTATCAACCAGAATATCGTCGACGATACCATCGACCGTTGCCAGCGCCGCTGCTGTAGCTAGTGTCGACAGGTCGCTCGTAAGCGCGTGGGCCTGTACCTCTTCGCCAAAGCTACCTGCGGCCACATGACCGGCCTTCGCTTCGTCCCACACCGCGTCGGCGATACCGGCAGCGGTTGGAATGGCGGCAGTATCAACGAGAATGTCGTCCACAATACCATCAACCGTTGCCAGCGCCGCTGCTGTAGCCACAGCGCCACCACTGAGGTTATCAAGGTATCCGGCCCGAGTGGAAGTGAGGCGCGACTCCAAATCATCGACAAGATTATCAACAGTATCAAGAGCAGCAGCGGTGGCCAGCGTGGACAGGTCACTCGTCAAGGCGTGAGCCTGCACCTCTTCACCAAAGCTACCTGCGGCAACGTGACCGGCCTTCGCTTCGTCCCATACGGCGTCAGCTATCTCGCCCACCGTTGGGGCCGCGCCACCGCCTGTCCAAGCCGCATCTCCGCGATTGCGAATCGCCTCAAGGCTGTCGGTGCTGGTATCGAATGTCGCGCCACCAAGGGCGACATAAACATCATTTATATCACCCACGATCCCGGCGTTCTCTGAACTAATCTGCGCGGGTATCGTCGTCCCTGTATCCTCAAGGATATCGGCTACAGTCTTGCCCAAGGTTCCGGCTGTGGTGTGTCCGGACATTGCTTCGTCAAGAACTGCGTCAGCGATACCCGCAGCGGTCGGCATGGCGGCGGTGTCAACAAGGATATCGTCAACGGTAGCTTTCACACCAAGGACAAGCGTCTCTAGCGTTGCGCCTGTACTGGAAAGGATATCATCAGCAATGCCGTATACAAGACTAAGTGTTGATGCTGTTGCTACAGCGCCACCACTGAGGTTATCAAGGTATCCGGCCCGAGCGGAAGTGAGGCGCGACTCCAAATCATCGACAAGATTATCAACAGTATCAAGAGCAGCAGCAGTGGCTAGTGTGGACAGATCGCTTGTCAAAGCGTGAGCCTGCACCTCTTCACCAAAACTACCTGCGGCCACATGACCACTTTTTGCTTCATCCCATACCGCATCGGCGATACCGGCAGCGGTCGGCATGGCGGCGGTATCCTCAAGGATATCCGACATGGCTTTTCCGGCTGTGCCTGCCGTCGTATACCCGGAAAGTACAGAATTCCATACGGCGGCCGATATTCCTGCGGTTGAAGGGATATCCCCTGTGGCCGCAGGCGCGGCTGGAAGATTGTCAGTCTTGGCCTTGATAGCCGCTACCTCTGTATCAACAGCCGCCAGAATCGCGGCTACTTCGCTGTCAATAAAATCATCAACAGTCGCAAGGGCCGCGGCGGTTGCCAGACCAGACTGAATCGCTGTCACCGCATCTGTCGCTAGAGCATCATCATCAATTGCGTTCGTGGCGATGACGGCGGCGGTAATAATACCGGCTGTCATTTCATCGACATGAACTTGCAGCTTGTCGGTTGAGTAGAGAGAGTCATACACGTTGGCCGGGAGAACGACACAATCAAGCCACACGGGAACACACGTGGCGGCATCATAGTACGACAGACGAAGGTGGCCGAGCGTATTTGTATCAGTGGTGTTAAGTGTTACCCTGTAATCGCCCGAATCATATACACTGGCTGTAGGCGTGCCATTACGCACAGCCTTGGCACCGCCGTTTTTAGAGAGCATGATACCTGTGGTCACATGGTCGAGCGCCGTGACAAGGCCGCTTTCAAGCGTTACACCATCGGCCTTGTCAACAAATGGACCAAAGTTTACAACAACTGATGTTGATTGTTTTAATGGTATTGGCATTATCCTCTCCTCAATCTAAACTGGTGCATTGTGCGCGGCACCTGTGACTCAGACGTGTATGTAACATCTAGTTTCGCGGCAAGGGACGTATTACCATCCCATGTTGTTATTGCAACTGCTTGACCAGTTCCGTTTCCCCTCACGGTAACAACGACGGAGTTGCCGCTCACCCAGCCACCTCGATCAATGATTCCCTGGAATAGCGAGGTGATATCAACCTGATGCCACCCAACACCAAGGTTTGTTCCACTCCACACTACCGACGATCCGGTTAGCGTTCTATCACTTATATTATTGTTGGTCGCGACGAATGTCGATGTGTCGTCCGCGTCTTGCATTCTTACATCTACACCGTTCGGTGAGTCATTCGCAGTATCGGCAAGGTAGAACGATACAAGGGCTTGGGTAATATCTTGCCCCTGTGGTATTGTGATATCGAGAAAGCGAAACCCAAGTGTCTGGTTGGAACCAGAGCAATTGACAGACGCAGCGGTTATGCCTACCGTGCTGGTGCTTTGTCTCGCATCGTCCGACGATGCCGCAACTTGTCTACTAAGTAGCGTCATTATGCCCCTGCTGTATATCGAACGAATAATTGCGCCGCATCACCGACGCCTTCCTCGGCGCGGAACCTGAACAAGCTACTATTAGAGTTGCCCTTTATAATAATTCCGACAAGGTTTCCCCTCACGTATCCGTCGCGATTAACTATCTCTTGTATAATTGATTTAATATCGGGGCTATTCTTTCCGCCAGTACCGAGACTTGTGGCCAGCCATGACACTTGCGCCGATGTTGGCGTGCGATCACTTATGTTGTTGGCCACAGTTGTAACGGCGAGAGCGGCGTCCGCAGCTTGCCCATACAATATCACGTCCGGCGAGCTAAAGTCAGCGTTAGAGAAATTGAATACGACAAACGATTCATCGATAGTCGCGTATTGCGGCACATCAAGAACGAATAGGACTATGCCATACTGTGTTGTAGCGTTGACATTAATATTTGTCGACGTAACATCAACGACTGTTCCGGCCTGCGAGCCGTCATGATCACCCTGCGCCACAGCTATTGTATATTCAGTTGTGACTAACGCCTCGTAAGATACTGTTACTGTACCCACCTGACCATTAGCACGTTTCAACTTGATATTGCCCGTGTTTAGATCCACCCATGCGGCGGCGTAGCCAAACAAAACGTCAGGCTCGCCATCGTTCTCGATCAGGTAGGCAGGATTCAGAACATTACCAGCCGGTAACTCAACGATGCCAGCTTTTGCGTCTCCGGGACTGTAATGCGTAATTGGAAAGGACAGGCCCGCAACCATTCTGTACAGATATGGACCAACGATAACAACAGATGCGTCCTGCTCAAACGGCTCTTCGACATTGATGTAGCGTACCTTAGTAGTAACATCCTCATTGACACCATCGGATACCGCCAGCGTGACAGAATATGAACCAGCCTGATAGGTATGTTCCGGCTCCTTCTCGGTAACGATGGGCGTGCCGTCGCCAAAGTCCCACTCGAAGCTAACGGCGGATGTAGATGATAGATTTTTAAATTGCACCGAAAGCGGCGCAAAACCACTGCGCGGCGTGGCTGAAAAATCAGCCGTTACAGTACCGCCGCCGACATTCTCACCAATACCAACAACTATCCTGGGAAGTTGATAGTCATCAAGAGGGCCGGACTCCCATGTAAACACATACCCCGTAGACGTTATGGCCGTTGTACCATTGGCCAATAAATTCCCGTTACTTTTAGCAATAGAAGCCCCAACGTCAGATAGTGACAAGTTATCAGCGACGGGAACATTGTAATCGCCACTCACTATATTGCTAAACTCGGCATCTTCCGTCTTGACATGGAACCCGATTGCACCTGCGCGAGAATTGGATGCGGTTGTTGCCCCGTTCTTTCTCGACAGGATGTGTTCTACGTACTGCGGTTGCCATCCCAATGTTTGCGTCCCAATGTTTGCGTGACGGTTTGTGCACCAATCAGACTTACGTCTGAATAGGCATTCCCGTATGACTCAAACATTACAAATATATTATTAAAAATCCCCTGCCCAAAAACGGCGAGGTTGAGAGAGGATTCCGTCCATGTATTTATAGAAGCATGCGCATATACAGCACCGAATTTTCTTTCAAGCACCTCACCGGACGACAGGGCCATCGCATAATATGGACGCGAAGAATCGCTGTCGTACCATCGACCAACGCTGTATGAATTACCGCCGCGCTTTGCGTACCCAAATGACACATCGGAGCTATCGACGGCATTGCCAACAGTGGCCAATGTGCCCATAAACCTTGCCGTCGCAGCGGCGAAGGTGCTGGGCACAGAGTACGTGGGTGGTGATACTTCACCAAGAAGAATGGATCGTATCTCGGCTTTATAATGAGCGCCGCCTAGCAATGTAACAGTAATGGTAAAGTTTGTTACGCCCGTTGCGTTAGTAACGTCAAGGACTATGCCGCCCTGCACCCACTCAAAGAATTTCACGTTGCCGATTACAACACCGTTCTCGTCGAGTAATGTTGCAACACTATTGGCAGAACTGAATGTATCCGCGCTGGTTGGTAGCGCTTCCTTGATCACGGTCGAGATCGAAACCTGCCCCATGATACTGCCTTCCGATATTTGCTTGGTGCACCAACCAACACTAATATACTCGCCAGCATCGGGAGCGTTATCTATCCCCGCCCTGACAATATGAATTATCGCCGCCTTTGGCTCAAGCGTACCAAGCTCCGTTACCGTTATTGTCTGCCGCCCACTTGACGAACGAAGCGCGGCGCGATTAGAACCAATAAGTACCGAGTTGCCGCCACCAACTGGCGGAGCAGTAATGCTTATTGTTGCGCCAGTCTTTACCGAAGATATACCCGGCATGTTGGTGTCTTCTACGGTTAGGGTTGGAACCCAGTCGCCCGGGGTGTTATATATATGCGTTGGGTTCGTGGCCGTTGATTCGTTGCCGTCACCGAAGCGCCACGTTCGCTTATTGATAACTGCCGCGCCGGTCTGAATTGATGTATCTGTAAAGGCGATGCTCGTTCCGGCAGGACCTCCAGCCGGGGCAAATGTGAAGTTGGCCGTCACGGTTCCGGTAGGTGGTGGGGGCGGTTCCTCACCGCCGTCATCGGTACTTCCGTATTCCCACGCACCCATATCAGGAACGCCCTCCCGAGCAAAACCAACGCGGTCATACTGTCTCGGCGCAGTCGGTATTGGATTAACGGTACCGGCTGGAGCGGTGCCAGCAGCGCCATTGCCTTTCCCGGGCGATCCGCTTGTCAACTTATAATCGTTCGGATCGAAGTTGTCTGTGGTATTCCACAGTGCGTAGCTTGTAGTAGCCTTTGTGAAATAATTAGATGTTACAAGAAGTTTGCCTGGGTTAAGGAGAAGCGGATTACCGATAATATCATTCGTTCCAGCTAACCCGTTGTGCGCCTTCGACCAGTTATTATTCCTGAATACAACGCGACAACCAGACGATTCCTTGGAAATGTTGCCAGTGTAATTGGGAGAATTAACGGCGTGAAATATATTACTTTCCGCAAGACCATCTTGGTAATGAGCAGCAGACGCGCCAACGTGAATCAGGCTCATGTTTGTATTCGGCCCGGTAACAAATGTGTTGTGGCCAAGGTAGAAGTTAGTTGTTGACGTACCGCGAGCGCCATCCCTTAGATCTGGCGTGGTGCTTGGGTTGCCGCCCCATATCATTCCGTTGCCACCGTTGATAAACAGGCAGTTGTATATTTGTATGTCTCTCGTCGCGTTGAATACTTCGGATTCGTCCTTGATACGGAGATTGGTGTTGTACTCGCCGTTTGTTCCGGAGTGTATTGTTGCGCCCTGCGTTGTCCAATATGAAACGGAGTTCTTGAGAATTATCCCCCGCGCCTGATTAAAATATGTAGTAGTATGATTCGCGTCGTGCATTTTGACGCGATTAAACACGACTGGGTTGGCAACGGTGCCGATCAGGTCCTTGTCGATATCCAAACCTTCGCCAAAGTTATACGCAATCTCGACATCTTCTACAAGAACGGGGCCATTAGTACTACCAATAAGCATGCCAGCGCCGCCCTGACACCGATACCCGCATGGAGATCCATTCGGCTTGACTGCACCCTCATCAAAGTACCGCAAGGATGTAACAAATATCTTGCCATTCTTAACCGTAAGGCCATTAAACATAGCCGGGTTCTTCGTGGCGTTACACAGGAACCCGTTAAGGTAACAGAAGAATATAACGAAGTTCTTTAGAGTGGCATTGTGCGCAGTAACAGTGACGCCGTTGTTGGGTGCATTTTGTACTATGATTCCATCGACTGTGATATTGTCGGCAGCAATATCAAGGAGCGGCTTTGTCTCAGTCGGGTGCGGCACTCGCATGTTGATATTGACCGACGAGCCTATGATACCGGACGCATTATATCCACCATCAATGACTGGTCGCGCTGCCGGATTGTCGGCTATCCACGAAGCGCCAGCTTTGTTTAACTTAACAAACTCGCTATAGGTTCCGGCCTTGACGCGAACAATGTCGCCATTACCGACGCCGCTACCCGACGCCGTTGATTGCGCGAACGTTTTCCACGGCGAACCTATTGATCCATTTCCGCCCGGACTGGCGGCGGCGTCTATGTAAAAATTGGTCATGTATTACTCTGGCTCTGAGGGCGGCGCACTATTTTTATTGACGAGGACCCTGGGCACACTGTCTATCACAATCATATTTGGGTTGTAACGTGTCGAATTGGAATTGTCGACAAATACCACATTCACACCACCATCCCCTGTGGCAAGCAGGGTTTCAAGCCTTGCCAATCTACGTTCGATTTTGTCCTGCTTTTTCATAGGGTGCTCCAAAACAAAAAGGCGCATTTTTCAATGCGCCTGTAAGACGAATTCTTTCTATGATTATATGGCTGGCAACCCCTCAGTCAACTATTCATCTCCGCGTTCTGGTTCCGTCCATATGTACTGTACTAGCTTGGACGACAGCATGGCGACAGAGAATGGATAGTACAGAATCTTTATATGCGATAGCGCGTATACGGCAGTACCAACATACACAGATAGACATCGTGGGCACTGCACGACATCGGCGACGAAACTCCACATGCCATTGGCGCTGCGCCTTGAGTCAACATTGATAAACATCCTGTCAAAGATATGACCGGGGCNNAGCCGCAACGATGGCCGAGAATATAGCCTTAATCATTGGGCCGTCTCTTGATGATAATCTTACTGATGCGCTTACCCAATTCGCCCTCAAGCTGGGCGTCGGTCTTGCGGAAGATGTCACCTACTGAAATGTGCCCATACTTATCACGGATTGCCTTCGCAGCCATTGGCCCGAACGTTTCCTCTAGCTGTCCTTCGACGTCTGCCCATGACAGCGCGATAGGCGGCACGCCATATTTGGCTATCATCGATTCCGTTGACTCTTCCGTGGTAACGTGCGGTCGTGGCGGAAGCGGTGGTACGGCTTTGTCCGCGCAAGGATCAATGACCATATTCCCCTTACGAATAAATTCGTCGCCACACGTCGATCTGTATAGGCTGGGGTTTTGTAGAACATCGCTAACTGGCGGGTATACAATATCACCAGCGGTAGCGGCGGGTGATATCAACAGGCGACGCTTTGTGGTCGGGTCAATCCTTGTCGATGAGTACAGCGAAACCTCGCCCTTCTTACCGTTAGGTGGAGAGTATACCGCTTCAACATATTGAATATTATCTACTACCGGGCCACGCGCAGCCCTTGTTCCAGATCCACAACACATAATAGTTTCTCCTATCGACCAACCCTGTCAAACAGGGACAGGTCGCTAAATTTTTGTCGACCGAATTCACGCCTCTTTCCGGCCCACAGACGATAGTGAAGCAGGGGTTCGGGAATTCTCCTGTACTCATGCCCTGCCTTGGCGAGTCTGATATGAAAGTCCCAGTCTTCCCACGTTTCGAGATCCTCATTGAAACCGCCAATCTCATCATACCACAGCTTGGGGATAAGGGAAGTGACCGGGCACCAAACATAGGGCGGGTCGGTCGGTTGAGTTACCGCCCTCTCTGCGTCGAAGTCATTTAGTACGGCACGCACATATACCATTCGCGATAGGTCATCAAAATGAATCTTGCCGACAACGCTATCTGGCGATGTGTTCTCGTCAAGAATCTGGGTGCCGATGTAATCAGTATAAGGTATCTTGCCCGACGAGTTCCACGCACGGACCGTCTCTCTGATGTACTCGGGGTAGAGCATGTCATCGGCGTCTAGGAAGATATAGAACGATGCGTAACGAGATGCGGCACGTGCACCCCTGTTGCGTGCGGCACCGGCACCCAGCGGTTCAGACAGCACATCGCGCCGTATCCATTTCACGAAAGGATAGCCACTCTTGTACCACTTTGGTATTTGTTGTGGTGTATCCCACACAACGATAATCTCTGTGCGATAGTATGACTGCGCCACAACGGAATCAATAGCGTCCTGCACGAGGACCTCGTGACCGGGGCCAACAGGTATTACTACGGCAACGCGAGCCGGTTCGTAGATACGAATCAATGGATCGTCATGCGCCTTGCGCGGGGCAGGGGCGGGGAGATACTTATCCCAGCGATTGAATGTGTTCCACGGTAGCTCGTTGTAATTCTTGCTTGTGCCGCCGCCAGTGCGGTACAGGAAGAGCGGATCTTCCGTTACCTGATCGATACCCCAACCAAGCACTGCGCCGTGCAGCCAGAACGCCGCGTCTTCGCTGCCAAACCCAAGGAAGTGGTAACGATTATACCGAGAACGCCACCCGCCTACGCGCCGCCACATCTCCTTGCGAAACATGGCACAGGTGGGGACACAATTAGATCCATTGAGTTGTTTTTGAAAATCAAACGGTACAGGCCACTTCGACTTTACTACCGCGCCATCTTCGCGTACCGTTCCTAGTCCTGTGTATACAACGCCAAGTGTAGGATCGTGCCGCAACCTACGGATACACGTTGACACGAAGCTGGGCGCTACTTCGTCGTCAGCATCGAGCGTGACTATAAAATCACCAGTGGCGGCAGCTACACCGATGTTTCGCGCATTGGCTACGCCCCACCTGTCGTCATTGCGTATGTAACGCACGTTCTCTTTCTTGGCGTAGTTCTCACCCACTTCGCGAGTATTGTCAGTAGAGGCGTCATCGACAATGATTACCTGTATAGGTTCCGATGTATCCTGATTCAATGCGCTCTCTACCGCGCCGCCAAGCGTCTTCGCCTTGTTTCGCGCAGGAATTACAAAGGTAACGCCGCGCTCCTTTGTCATCCTCTCGGCATGTTCCATTGCTTCTATAAGCGCTTCGCAAGCCTTCTCCCATGTGTACTGTTCGGCGGTAAGGCGAGCGTTGCGACTGAGTACATCGTAGTTATTCATTACCCAGTTTATGCCATAGGCCATAGCGTCGTAGTCCTCAAGCGGCGCGAGGAACCCATTCTCACCATGACGGATGTAGTCTACATAGCCCTGATCGAACGCCACCACAGGCTTACCAGCCGCCATTGCCTCAATCGTGGCTATACCCCACGTCTCGGGCGTGGTGTGTAACCATACACTGCACCCTAGCATAGCGCGGCGCATGTCTTCACGGCTGAACGCCCCGCCGTTGACGCGCATATTATCGGCAGGCTCGCCGAAGGTGGACATGAATTGGTATTGCGGCAGACGTTTGGCCATTTCTTGTACATGTTGCGGAGTGCAAACATGCTGGTCGGTATTCTTCGCCCACAGGATATAACCCTCGTTAGCCCCGCCGTCCCACTCCTCTACATCCACGCCGTGCGGCACGATAAAGGGATTTATATTAAAGTCGCGCTGAATAGTGGCGGCAACCCACGCCGATGGCACCGTAACGGCGCGGGAGTTGCGTATTGAGTGGATGATGCGCGTGTTGGTGTTGTGATAGGTGGAACCCATCTGCATTTCTGCCGTCCAGTACATACCATGCAACATGGCGACGTTTGCGCCACGCGGAGCGGTAAATGACACGCTACCAGCATGCACCACCTCGACATCATACGGTGCCCCAGGTTCAACCATAGTAACGCCCAGCTTGGGCAAATGTTGATACAGCTTGTCGATGACTGTTCCAACGCCGCCAACACCGAAGCGGTTGTCCAGTCCCGGTCGCATCAAAACTTTCATATGAACTTATCCAGAATGTAGTTTCGCACCATCAAGGCGACATATTCAACATCGTCGTCGCTCATGTACTGGTGGCACGGAAGGTAGAACCCGCAGCGATTCCACCGCTCGGCAACGGGGTAGTTACTCTCGTTGATACCGTCACGAACAAGGTAGGGCTGATTCACAAGTGGCAGGCACTCGCGAGTATCAACACCGTTCTTGTACAGGTAGGCCATGAAGCCGAACTTCTCCTGCCTCGTGGCGCACCACTTGCACAGGACGGGGAACATCATCCACGAGTGGTAATTCCCCGGCAACTCAAGGCTTCTTTCCAGACCGTACAGTTCCAGATCGGCAAGAAGCTCGTGATACATGGCGGCAATTTCGCGGCGGCGCTGCACGGCGTACTCCACATCGTCGAGAAGTCCGTTAATAACAGCGCTGATGATTTCACCCGAGCGATAGTTCAGTCCTGAGCGCTCGAACGAAAACAAAACTTCCAGCGAGGTTTCGTCGCGTACAGTGGGATCGTAGTATGATGTGTCGCGTCCATGATTGACGACAGATCTTGCTATGGTATTAAGTTCATCGTCATTAGTGGTAATGAACCCGCCCATACCAGCAGGAACGTGGTGAGCTACATACGTAGAGAAGCACCCAAAGTCTCCAAAGCTGCCGACGAACTGGCCATCGTGTTTTGCAAGTACCGCTTCGGCACTGTCCTCAATAACCGATATGCCCATCTCTTTCGTAATTCTCATGATGCGTCGCATGTTGGCCGACTGGCCGAAGAGATGGACGGGGATAACGGCAGCAGTACGAATGTTAATCACATTAAGGATTGCCAGCGGATTAATAAGCGCCGTCTGACTCATCACATCAACAAGGCGGGGAATGTACCCGGCCTGCACAATAACATTGTACGTAGCGACAAACGTGGTGGCGGGAACGATAACTTCCGACATTCCCTTCACCCACCCATCGCGCTCCGCTAATGCCAGCACCGCAACGTGCAACGCGGCGGTACCGCTGCTCACGGCGATGGCATGCTTAACGCCATGCAGCGCCGCCCACTTCTCCTCAGCTTCCCTTGTTTGTCTGCCGTAAGAAACAACTCCTGTTTCAAGGACAGACTCAACGTTCCTTGCGATACCCGATGTTGTTTTGTAATCGCCAACGCCTATCATGAGTCATACCTCTGTGAAAGTTTATTGTAGTTCATCATCAGGATATCCATCATTGATACATTGAGCAGTGAGCATATATCAAAAACAATCGATATGGCATCACTCATGTGATTCTCGATGTCGGGCACGACAGTCTTAAACGATGTAGGGAAGACAGTCTTTTTGACAGACTCTACTATTCCGCCGATCTTCTGTATTAACGCGATTGCCTTGGCTTGCAAATAGAAGTACCTATCTATATCCCTGATGTCACTCGCGTAGTGTGTCCGCTGTATCGGCACGCCAAACGAAAGTGGTGCAACGCTTACTATCCATGTCAGATAAAACATCACATCGCCTAGTTCGCTTTCAATATCAAAATCATTATCACTGCTACCCCACGACGATATTGAGTCGTAACACTCAATTGCCTCGCCTATTGCGCCGAGGGTGGCGTTACACAGTTCGGCGTACTTGAACCACCCCTTGGCCCGAGAGACTCTGAATCGCCCAACTAATGTGTCGTACTCTTCCAAGTCAAAGACAAAGTTATCGGCCATTTGTAACCTTTACGGAGCGCAAGAAATCCATGTCGCTTTCCTTGAGTTTTGCTCCGGGGAACTCGAAGAACCTACCGCCATGACATATGTTAGTGTGCATAAGTGGGGCCTGTCGTGTACCATAAACAGTGTAGGGCATCTTGCTCAACAGAGGTGTGCCGAGAAGTTCCACTTCCTGCGCAGTCCAGCCGGGGCGCACCAGTTCCAGCAGTGGCGCAGCGGAAAATAACCCGCCCCACAGGGACATGTGATAGTGTGACGATGGTAGCGACTTAATAAGATCGAGGTGCCCCACACTCATTTCATTATTAGCATAGAAATCAAACCCACCGGGATTAGAGTAAAGCCTGTCAAACGTCAGGTCAATCTTTATCACACTGGTGTGATTTTCTCGATGAAAGTTGTACAGCTTTTTGATCCCATCTACATCGACACCTCGTGTTATCCAGTAGTCATCCAGCATGAACCAGAATGCAGAGATGCCCTTGTTGTCGAGTAGATCGTGTAGCACACGGATAAAGCTGTCGGACCATTTGTTCTGTGGATAATCAGAGAATTTTCCTATCGATGTAAATTCATCTCGTGCATAATCGTCAAGAAGATTTACATTCGTCTCGTCGTAGCCATACACAAGCGGTCTTACCCATGAGTACACATCTTGATCCTCAGTGTGCCCATACTGCCCGAGTTGAATTTGGAACCCAGGCAGGACCCACTCAGTTACCGGCGATGTCATTATAACCAGCGGCACTCGTCTCATGCGCATTCAAACTCCCGTCGTGCATCGGCAATTGTATTGGCTATCATCTCATTCCAGTCAAGACCGTTGTAGAGTGGAAGTCCGTCAGATACTATTACCCTCCCCATCTTGGTGCCATCAATCCTACGATGTGTTTCTGTGACGGCACCATCGTAATGATGAAATACTGGCTTTGATGTTACCTCGGCATGCAAAACAATGGAGTTAACAAGATCTCCTATGGTTCTGCGACCACCATTAGATGCGGGGAGATTAAATACTTGCCGATTGGTTTTTTGCGGATCGAGGTCTATAAGACGCGCTATCCAGTCTGCTGCCTGCCCAACATATAAAAAGTCACGCTCAACGCGTGGATCGCTATACACATCGATCTCGTCATATAGCAACGCCTTCTTGATAAGCGCCGGTATGACATGGGCTTTGGCATCGTAGTGATCCCACGGGCCGTACATATTAGTTGGTCGAACTACAAAAACGTTTTCAATATTCGATGATAATGCGAGCGCTTCGCCAGCACGCTTCGCTAGTGCATAAGGCCCATTGTCGGCAGATAATTCACCCAGCGGATCTGTCTCTCTGTGCCACATTCCGTTATCTATCGGCCTTCCCGGAGTGCCGACGCTGGGCGAATACACACACACGGAAGATATCTGAACAAATGTCTTGATGCCAGAAAACATGGTGGCATACACGGGAACACTTTGTAATCGCGCATTACGCGAGAAGATCAATGGGCCGCTGTCTCTATTATAAAAAACACCGCCCACATCGGCGGCGGCATTGATAACCACATCGGCACCATTAATCTTTTCCATAAGCGACTCGACTCTAAATTCATCGTCCCTTATTTCAAACGGCTCGGCGCTGCTGTACTTTTGCGCCTCTTCAAATCTTTTCTCAAACTCAACAGGTCGCGAGTAGTCGTCAATAATAACTATCTCTGTATCTCCCTGAGATAGCCTCTTGGCCAGAGCCAAACCTAACATTCCCGCCCCACCCAGTATAACTATTTTACTCATCGTTTCTCCATATCTCATTTCCATCCAGAATAAAACAAAGAGCGCCGCTAATATCACTGCGCAATATAGACGCGACCGCCCTCAATCTTTCTATGTGAACATCATCTAGTGACGCAGTTGTGTAAACATACTCTTCCGAGTCTATCTCTTCGTATGGCAGTGAAGATTCGATGGCCTCGCGAATAATACTGCCGAGCGTTTTGTTGTTTTGTGCTGCGTAGATCTTGAGATTTGTGTGCTGTCGCTTGGACATTTTCAGCTTAATAATACCCATGAAAATAATTATACTCGGCACGCATCAAATGACAAAACAAAAAGACTCATTG